ACCTTTTGCAATTGATAATAGTGATTGCCTACTTTTATAATCCTCCTAAAATCTAGTTCCATTATATCTTCCGGAGTCAAGTAGAAACTACCTTGCAATAGTCTACTATCTTTGTCTCCGATTGCACTAATCAATGGCTCGTAATATGCTCCGTACAAGTTTGCTCCGGGGTATACTGCTATACTGAAATACACCTCTCTTGGAGTACCAAACAATAAATCATTAACAGGGTCTTCCGGATTATTTAGATGACCTGCATAAGGATATGCTGAATAGGATGCCGTTCCTGCTTGAAAGGACATAGTCCACATTGTAGGACATTGTACTTCCGGTTTCCAATAGGCTAACCTTGGTTTAAAGTTATCCCTAATTTTTACTCCATTCTCAACCTTATACAAATGAATCATTACCCTTCCTGCTACTTCTTCTCTCATTACAGGAGGAGCAAATACAACCTTAATAGTTTTAGTATCTAATACAAAATCATTATCTATTATCTCTCTCTTTTCTCCGTATCCTTCATTAAACTTAGTCTTGTATTGCTGACTCCAATAATCACTATCATCATCAAATGCTAACCTGTATTCCTTAGCTGACAAATCACTTAAAGGGGTTATGGTTACATCACTACTCATGTCTAACTTATTAGTCCAATCTGCTGCCTCGTTTTTAAATGCTCTATAAAATAAGGTATAAGGTATAATCTCCAAAACATTATCCCTCAACTTGTCCTGAGTTACATACAAGTTATGCATTGAAATAATACTTTTCAAGAAATCCCTTTGCTTCATTGACTTAGGCATAGTATATCCTATCTTCATTGTATCTCCTTCTGATAGTTCAACAGCAACAGGTACAGTATTACCAATCTTAAAGGATGCTCCATCTACAATAACTACTTCTGTTTGTATGCCCGGCATAAAGCCACTTTCTTGTAAGTTACCTGTTAATTCTATTTCAAAGTAATCTCCGTTTGCTAAATCAACTGCACTTGTAATTTCAATATCCCAATTGAATGTCTGATACTGTGCCGTAAATCTTATACTTCTGTTTCTAGTATCTATATTAGAACCATTCTTTTTTAGGTTTATTGTCCAATCTGTTCTAGTGCCTCCTTGCAAAGCCAAGAAAAATAAGCTACACTTAAAAGTCAAACCTGTATTTAAGTTCTGTGCCCTATTCCATGTAAACCTACTACCACTATTGCTAATAGTAAATCCATCATTTAGTATGCTTGAAAAATACAAGGTATGAGAATAGAAGTCCGATGTAGTTACATCATCTTGGTTAAAATAGCCGTATTGGTTTAAGAGTGTGCTTACCTGTTTTGTAATAGTCTTTTCTCCTGTAACCATTATCAACTTTTTAAAATACTGAGTATTAAAAAAAGGTGCTACTATTTCAAAACCTGCTGCTGCAAATATCCTATTCAATATCTCCCTAATAAATACTGCCGGTTTAAAATTAGCCAAGGGGTATGTTATACCATTGGTACTAAATCCATAATCAACTAAGGGGTAAACATAGTTTTGTCCACCCTCAGTCCATTCTGTTCTATTCCAACTTTGTGCTATATTGTTATTATTCCATACATGGTCGTAATCATCAAAGTTCAATTCTGCTAGTGTCTTATCTCCTAGTTCATGTAATATGTCTCTCAATCTACCAAACATATTAACTTCATAGGTTATGCCGCCTTCCTTATTGTTAATTTTGCTCATCCTTAGTACTCCGTCAAATATCTTAACATTGTCTAGGAATATTTGTGCCTTTGCTTGTTTAGCAGGGTTAAAGTTTACAAGGATATTAGGGTCTGCTTCATAGTAATCATTGCTGACAGATATATCAAAAATGTTACCAAACAAAACCTGATTCTTTGAGGTAGAAGGCAAAACAATAGTCTTTGAGTAAGATGTGTTTCTCCTTTCAATGTCGCTTATGTCTGCAACAGAATAAGTAAAGTCTACATCTATGTCTCCTAGTGTATCTACCTCGTAACCTTCTACATATAACCTTGCACTCATACTATATTGATTGTCTTGTGTTTACTAAACCAAATTCTAAATCCAATTCTAAGTTAAACAACTTATCTGATGCCGTCTTCTTAATTTCATAGGTAGTTGCACTAGGCTTTACAGGAATCCATGAAGGGGTAATCTCGTTATCATTTACCAAATTCATATACACTACCGGAGAACTATACAGTTCCCTTGCTAACTCACTTTGAGCATCTGTAAGGTAATCTGATATAATTTTCCATTTCTGCGTTTCCTTTGTATAATATATAGGATTGATATTTTTTACTACAACTCCATCTGCCTCGTATATATCTCCTGTGTAATTTCTTTGATAGCCTTTCTTTTCAATATCAAAGGTAGTCTTGTTAACTAAGTCAAAGTTTAGAAAGTCATATACTCCAAACTTATTTATGTAGGCTATTCTGATAGGGTCATACTTACCACAACTTTGAGTGTATAAGGTTGCAAACTTGTATCTTCTAGCACTTCCGTTATTCCAATTTACAAATAGCTGTATGTTATCTACATTTGCTCCATAGGATAGCGGTGTTACATTTATATAAGTAATATTAGGGCTTCCCACTCCGGCAGGGGTAATATAGTATGTCTGCGTTGTTGCATTGCTGTATGTAACTAATAACTCGCAATTAGTAAACAAGCCTGTATTAGCAAAGCCGAATACTTGTGAGTCAGTACTTCTTAACTTGATAGTATCCCAATCTGTCAATGGCTTGTAAACTGTGTTACTACTTCCCCAATACTGAGTGTTATTAGCATACCAATTCTTTAACTCTAACAAAGGGAATGCTCCTGCAAATGCATACTTTACTGCTGATACTACCTCACTAGATAAAATAATAACATAGTCTCCATCTACCTCGTAATATTCATAGCATTTTAAATAGAATCCTTTAATGATATTCTGACTACTTGAATTAGTAGCTGTTTCATAGAATCCTTTGCTGTAATTAAAGTTAGTAGATACATACTTTGATACATCAAACTCAACAGGTGTTGAGGGATTAGCCGGACTATCATAATAGGCAGTCGTTATCAATTCGTTGCTAGTATTATATACCTTTACTACATACTTGAAACCTGTATTACTTGCATTGTTGCTAACTATTGTATAGTTAATCCTATTGAATGCCGGAACTATGCTTATACTAGGCTGTGTTAATGTTATCATCTTACTATTTTTAAAATCAATGAGTTATTGCCTATCTCCTTTAACTGTACATTAAAGTCAGGCATTACTGCATCTATTGCTTTCTTTTTAAAATTCCTACCTTCAATACCATATTTCTTGATATAATATGCTAATCTTTTGGCAGGACTTGTTATCTGTGTTAAATTTTTCCTTCCTTCTATTGAAGCCTGTGCTTTCAATTCAATGTTTTTCCTTGCTGCCCATCCTTCTAGCTGTTTAAGTGCCTCCGGTGGCATACCATAAGTTTTAAACTGATAGTATTTCCCTTCTGCATTCTTGTAGGTCTTTCTTCTGTTTTGAATACCCTTTACTCCCTTGTCAATGTAGTCTGCGTAATCCACACCTACATTAATTTCAAGCCTATATCCCCCTTTTGTTTCCTTTACTCCTATTACTGAGTATGAATTTTGTAACCTACCACTATCTGCCGGAGAAAACTCCTCTAACTTTTGGACTAGCTTTATACCTAGCTTATCCATTAAACCTGTTATACTTTGTGCTAACACATCATCAATAGCACCAATGTATTCATTAGGCTGTAACTTTCTGCCTCCTATATTAAATAGGGCATTTACTTGTTTCTGTGTTGCAACTCCCATTTTTTAAATTCTGCTTCTTTGTGTTTATTATAGTCCTTCAAATATGCTAGGGTATTTAGATACTGAACAACTTTCAAATTGTAGGCTTCGCTTACAGTTATGTTTTCAAAGTCTGCTACTTGCTTGGTGCTATGTACCCAACCCCATCTTTCCATAAACGAAGTAGTGCTTCCTTCCCCTCCTCCGTCAGATTTGAATAAATTATAATATCGTTTATTAATTCCTTGAATAGTTGATAAAAAAAAACCATGCAACCATAAACCTCTATAAATTTAGCATCCAACAGTTCCTCTGCTACTACATCATGTGGGATACTTCCATACTCCATGTACTTGTCTCCTTTCATTGGTAAAAAGAAACAGGCTGCTATTTTATTCAACTGCATTATCTGACCACTGAATGCCGATATATCAATATACTGACCGGCTGTAATTTCATGCAGTTCAAAACAAAACTTGTACCTTTTACCATTAACTTCAAGGTAGTCTACCGGTTTTGAGTCCGGCACTTGATTAAAGAAAGCTAACTTTGTAGCATATTCTTGTACTAATTGCCTGTACTTTATGTTGTCATACTCCTCCTCAGCTTTGCCCTCTACAATTGATAACATCTTTTGCTGTTTCTCAACAATATTCATGTTTTCATTTGCTTCAATGTCATACAGGCTAATAAATTGCCCTACTGTTAGTTTTTCCCACATACTTATAAATATATTTATTTGATTATCGTTTACCTAAATGAGTACTTGCCTAAGTGGCTATGGCTTATTTTATTTACAACTGAGTACCTTAATGCATCTAGTCCATGGTTAAAATTGTCCACAGGTTTGTTTGTCATTTGACCATTCTTATCCTCAATGTACTTATAATTCCTCAACTCCTTGATTAAATTGTAGCTTCTTTCTGTTGCGAATAACTTGTATCTCCTAATAATATCAATACCTAAATTGATTGCTCCTTTTACTGTTGGCTTTACATTCCATCCCATTCTGTATATTTCTTCTATACTTTTAGGCTCGGCACTATCTGCGAATACTTCATTGCTTTTGTCTAGTCCTAGGTTCTGCATCTCCTTGGCTATATCCTGATTAGTCATCCCTGTTCTGTATATCAATTCATCTACATACATATTATCATCTAACAGATATGTCCTGACTAAGCTAGTAGGGTCATTGCTGAATCCAAAGTCCAAACCATAAGAAACTAACTTTGCTTCTGCCGGTATCTCTTTGCAGGTTTGAAATGAGTAAACAAGGCTTCTACTTTGCCCTCTCTCTCCTAATCCATATACCCTCCAATAGTTTTCATCTATATCTTTTAGCCTCTCAATCTCCTGTTTAATAACATCTCCTAGAAAAGGGTTGTCTTTGTAGGTAGTCTGATAAAATTCTACATCTGCCCTTGTCAGTACCTGTTCATATATCCAATGAAATTCCTCCGAAGGATTGTAGTCTAGTATAATCCTTTCGTTGGTTCTGAATATTAATTGCTGCCAATCTTCATAGTTAAGTTCGTTTGCCTCATTGATAAACAACAGGTCTCGCTTTCTACCTCTGATTTTTTGAGGCATATCTAAACTAATAAACTCTATTGTATTTCCATTGATTCTGTATTCATTAGCAGTCTTGCTATGATACTCCTCGGAATATAGGTCGTTATCTCGTACAATCTGAAAGAAATCCCTCATTACTGTACCTCGCAAAGCAGGGAATGACCTCCGGCAAATAGTTATAATCTTGTCCGTATGCTTATCACAATAGCTGAATATAATCCATAACAAAATATTATAGGTCTTGCCTGACCTAGTTCCACCTTGTTCAACGACTATCTTAGCCTTGCTTTCTTCTAGGTGTTTGAATACTTTGTTTGTTTTTATATTAACCTTCGCCATCTAATATCTCTACTTCAAATAGTTTTTGTCCATTCATGCCTGTTAATTCTTGTCTCTCTACATAGCCTCTATTCTTGCCCTTTGTCTTTAAGTAGAATATGATTGCTGTGATGTTTCCATCCAATATCTGCCGTTTGAGTGCTGTTTCTGCCGAATCTATATCTCCTTCCTCTAATGCTTGTATCTTATCCCTGAAAGCATCATCCTCCTTTATCCATTTGTAAAATGTACCTCGTTCAATATCTAATGCCTTACAAGTAAGGTGTACATTGTTAGCCTTTTGGCTATATACTTCAAGGAACTCCTCCTTTTTCTTTTCCCTCTTTGCTTGTCTAACTTCTATTGACTTGCTTCTTGCCTTTGAATTGTCCATGTTTTTTTATAGTGTTTTATTTGTGAAATTTCAGCCTATCCCTTTTCTATTGTTTCAATCCATGTCATATACTTAGTACTATTGTCTATTTCTAGTATTAAGTCATTACTTTGAGCATATTCATGAGTAAATCCATATTCTAAACAGGTTACTCCTGATATATAGGTATCTCCGTTTACTCCCTTTATTAATCTTACTAATTCTTCTATTCCTCCATTGCTAACATTTGATATAGTACTAGCTAGAACAAACTCAGTCTTTATGTTAAATATACTTTTTAGGTAAATCAATCCTTTAACTAGGTTCTCACAGTACCTTTCTGTATCCATTACATTAAGGTAGGCATCAAAGTAGAACTCCATCATAACATTGTTATAATAGTTTCTTACCTTATTCAGGTGGTCAATCTTCCATTCTAAGCCATCCGTAATAGTATCCTTGATTAGTGTCCGGTTACTTGACCTAATTGGAATAGTAAGCCACTTCTCTGCTCCATTCTTGTCCTTTATCTTGTTTCTGTTTTCAAAGCCTCGTTCTACCCTTTGTACTGTATCTAGGATAACAAACACATCTGCTTTCTTTATCCTTTCTAGGTAGCTGACACTAGGCAGGTATCTAGGTTGGCTAATCATTACCTTTTTCATATTGTACCTCGTATTAATTTGAATGCTTCTGCATACCTTACTCCAATATGCATACCATAAAATATTGCCCATCCTTCTATGCCATTTGCTCCTCTCAGTTCCTTCATGCTTTCTACTTCAAATACATATTGCTGCATTGCTTGTTTCTTTGCATCTATGTACTTAGTAATATCTAGGAATAAATTAGGGCAAAAGCAAAACTGAGGGTTAATTTCACTGCTACTGATAACAGGCATTTCTAGGATTGTTTTGACAGGACTTTTGCTAGTGAACCTAGCTGCAATCATGGTAGCTGTGTTTACAACTCGGTGGTCTTGGTGCAAATCATTAGCTATATGTGTAACTACTGTACTTGGCTTGTACTTCTTGATATATTTGGATACTATATCATTGACTTTCCTTTGGGGGTATGTATCAAACTCGCCTGTGCTTAGTGTTTCAACTAGGGGGGTAAACTTTAATATCTTAGCTACATTGTCAATCTGCTGACTTATGGTTTTAGCATCAAAGTTCTCCCTGTAATGACAACCATTGTTTAAGTACAATACAAAGTTATCTCCTCCCTTGTTGAAGTTTTCTAATAGTAAACCGGCACAACCTAAGACCTCATCATCAGGGTGTGCAACTACAACTAATAGCCTTTTTTTTAAATCCTTCCTCACTAGAATAATTCTTGTGTTATAAATTCATCAGTCTTACTTGTTGACTTGTTTCTTGCATCTCGGTCATAGTATTGTTGAGCAACCTTATCTCTTACTTCATACTCCTCAGGCATAATATCATTTGTGATTAATGCTGCATCCTCGTAAAAGTGTTTGTTGCCACGACCTTTCTTCTTGCCCTCAATTGTATGCAGACAATATACATAGTCATCAAATTCAGGTGTAGGGATATTGTTGCGAAGGTCAAAGTACTGACATAGTAAATTGTCAACAATCCTTGACTTTGGACTCCTAACAATTAACAATACAGCATGGATAAATGGCAACTTTTCAGGAGCATGTTTGTTTTTCTCCTTTTTCATCTCCAAGTAATTTTGGTACAATGCATGAATTTGAGCCGGTAACTCAGGATTGGCTAAACCAATATCTTCTGAAACCATAACCCTAATTCTTTTCCATGCATAGTTATCAAAACCACTCATGAATAATTCGGAGAACCAATACAGAGCCTTATGCTCATCTCCTCTCCTTACATACTTTTGGATTGCACTTGCAACAGTGTAAAACGAATGACCGGATACGGTCTGTAACTTGTAGTCTGACATAATTGATTTGATTTGTTTGTCTTATAAAGTTACGACATGAAATTTAATTAAAAAAATTTTTATGCCTTAATATTTTATTTTTTTAGCATGATTATAAATTCAAACTTTTCAAACACTAACACCTTCATTTTCAATCCTAATAAGTTTGCTATCTTAATCCATTTGCTTATGTCATGATAGTATAACTTTGGGTCTTTGTAGTCTGCTTGATTATGGAATCCATTTATTATAATACTATCAGAAACATACTTTACCATATTGTTTAACTGAAACACAATGTTATTCCAATACTGCAAATCATTGAGTTCTCCTCTCAAAGTCCATACTCCAATGCTTACTAGACAATCACATTGAGGCACTACTCCTTTACCATCAGTAGGTAAAATATGCAGTTCAGGGTTAATTTCATTAGCAAATTCTACATACTCAGTGTGTAAGTCCATACCAATATACTCAGCACTATTGCTCACATACTTAGCAAAGTTACCAATGCCACAACCATAGTCCACAATTGTTTGTGTTTTAGGTGGGATTAACTTAGCTATTTGCTTGTATCTTTTGATAGCTTTTGCTTCATTCTCCCAACCTACTTGCTTGATTGGACTGCTTTCACTTAATGCCTTGTTATAAAATTCTTTGTTTGTCATGGTTAAAATGGTATTTTTAATGTCCTTTCATATTCATTAGCTAGGCTTTTCCTCATACTTGTAGCCTTCTTTCTTTGTATTGCTGCTCCAAAGTACTCCTTCAATAGGTAGTAATCCTTTCTTTCTGTATCTAGGGTTCTATGTTCTGCCATACCTCCGGTGGATATGAATGTACCCTCCTTGCTAGTAAAGGCATACCTAGTGTTTATAAAACATTTGCGGTGGAAATGTGCATTGATTGCTGAGACAAAGAAATCACAAGCAGATACACACTCATCAGGCAGTACCATTTTGAATCCTTCAAAGAATCCCATGCTACCTCCAATTGCAAAACCTGACAACTTATAAGGTTTCATGCTTGAATAGTCTACGGGTCTTGCTGTGTTACTAAATCCAAACATCATACAACCTGCCTCTCTTGCTGTAAATGCTGTGCTTTGTATAATATCATAAGCAGTATCCATATCAATCTTGCTGCCCTCATCAAATTCCTTGTCAATATAAGTCCGACTCATCTTATTCAAGTCATCATCTAGCATTACACAATTAGGATACCTTTCATGCACCCATCTCATCTTGGCACTTAGTCCTTTGATGCTATCCGGATGTGCTATAATCTCTACATCTCCATTGTATTTTAGATAGTCTTCAACTTGACTTTCCGGAATACATAAGGAGCAATTACTTATGGTTTCCAATGTGTCCACTTTGTTGCTCCTTTTATGGGATAGTATAATCAACTTAACTATTTCTTTCATCAAGTATCTTTTTGAAGTCTGCGAATGTTACTACTCTGCCTTGTCCTACCTTGCTACTTTTGTAATCCTTTTGGTCTGACAAATTAAAAAAGGTCTTCAAGTATGAATACTCAATTTCATTGTCTACCATTATCATAACATAGTCATGCTTTTCTGACAATCTAGGTGCAATAGGATATATACAATCCTCATCATCCTCCTGCTCAGTTCTTAGTTCTTCAATCTCCTGAATAGCTAGGTCTGTTGCTCCTAATCCCCAATCTAGTAGCTTATTCAAATCCCATTCATTAGCTAACATCTCAGCATCCCAACTACCAAAGTTTACATTATCCTTAATGATAAACTCCTTTTGCTCCTCTGCTGTTAAATCCTCAGCCATAACAATAGGCACTTCTTTGAGTCCTGCTTCTTTACAAGCCTTTAACCTCATGTTGCCACCTAGTACAACCATCTTTTCGTTTACAACGATAGGTCTTAACTCTAACATTTTAGGGAATTGCTTAATAGAATTAACTAGCTTGTAAAACTTGTTATTCTTTATAATCCTAGGGTTGTCAGGGTTTGACTTAATCTCGGATATTTTCGCTAGTCTGCTCTGCATCTTCAATAGGTGTTTCAGTGATAGTATTAGCGATTCCTGCCTCATCAAGCAAGGCTTTAAATAATTTAGCTAGTTGAAATATTCCATCATCATCTAGCAGGGTTACACTGACAACTTTCTTGTCATTGTTGAAATTCAATTGAAACGGTTGGCTCATTTTGTATGTATTTTATGTTAAAATTATCTACCTTGTCCTCGGTACTTCTTTGGCTTAGGACTATGCTTGTTGTACGATTTTTTTGCACAACCTTGCTTTCTTTTACCAAACGATACCTTTTTTGTGTCTAACTTACCTTTTGCCATCTAGCTTATCTTTATGCTTATTGATTAAATATTCCATGTGGGTCTTGGTGTCTCCCATTACAGTATGACAATACCTACACAATGCCATTAGATTTTCTATACAATCTTTATCATTGCTGCCGCCCATTCCTCTTGCTTGTATGTGGTGTATGTCAACAGCCTTTGAACCGCAACTTTCACAGGGTATAAAGTCCTCAATGCCATAACCAAAGTATTCTAAATAGATTTTAGTGTGCTTCTTCATTAATCCATCCATTTACCATGAGTGCGAAGATGCCAAAACCTATGCTTCAATACTTCAACTATAAGACTCCATAAGGTATCTGCCTCATAGAATCCTTCCTTTACAGTTAGCTTAAACTTAGACATATTAGAATGGTAATTTGTCTTCCTTCTTATAATCATTGAGGGTTAAGGATACATCCTTACCATATTCATTAGGCTGTGCTGCTACATTAATGTTAATATTAACATACTCCTTGCCGTTATACTCGTAAGCATGATTCTTTGCTTCTGACAAGCAAATTGTTGCTGTCATCCATGATTCACTTCTTTTCTTACCGTTTCCTAGTCTTACTTTTTTGTTCTCCATTTGATTTGTTTGTTTTAATATGGCTTAATTATTTACTTTTCTTTGTTTTTTTCTTTGGAGGCAAATTCTCAATTACTACTTCTTCTGTTGTAAATGGAATATCTGCAAATACTTCCTTCTTTTCTTCCTCGGCATACCATGTAGTAGGTTCATTAGCCAAGTACCAATTATACAAGTGTACTACTAACTCTGCTCTACAACTACTGCACCAATGCGAAAAGTTATGCTTCTTATTTACATAGGTAGTATACAAGTGTATCAATTCATTATACACATCTTTTGAGTAGTTTCTGATAAAGCTATGCTTCTTGTACGATTCATAAAAAGGCAAGTGCTTTTCAAATATTTCTTTGTCATTCTGATTCATAATTCCCATTTGTTTGTGATTAAATCCTCTACATACAAGTATATAAAGGGGGTTATACTACTTATAAATATAGCTTCTATCAAGTTTGTTTTAACCAATAAAGAAAAAAAGCATATCCAAAAGGATAAACAGAAGGCACAACTGAACGGCTTTTGCATATTCAAACCTGTCCATTTCTTAAAATAAACCGGTGCTTTCAGTATATAAAACCAAATCAGGGTCAATCCTATTGCTCCTAATATACTAACGAGTCCTTGATACATTTTCTTATGTTTTTAATCGTTATAAAAATAGAGGTATGAGGTATGCCGGTTTGAGCAGATACTTTGCGTACACTTCCTAATTCTATGTACATTTTCAAAATCTCTCTGTCATACCAATATAAATCATTCATCTTCTTTGTTATATTATCTACAATATGTTGGTCATCATTAATCTCCTCCTCCTCTGCTATAAATCTAGTTACATCCTCAACAGGTATCAAAGACTTATACATTCTGCCAAACTTACCATATTTTGAATTAGTTTGGTTACAACATATTCTTACAATCCAAAACTTAAAAACCTGCTTTCCTTTACTTTCTAACTCTGCTATTTTATCTTGGTCATATTCTAAGACTATGAGTGCCACTTCTTGTCGCAAATCCTCCCATAGGTCTTTGCCGATATTCTTGAATGCTAGTTCAAACTCCTTGCCATATATCCAATCAATCGCTTTCAAGATATTCCTTAATTTTATTTACAGCATCCTCGTAACCTATTGCAAATTTAGCCTGAAAGCCTCTTGCATATAGCATTGTAAGCATTTTGGCTTGTTCTTCATGGTGTGCATTAGCTAACAAAGTACCATCCTTTTTGAATACTTTATTTGATTCGGTCTTCAATTCTAAAAATAAACCGGAGTAGTTCCCTCTTGGTTCTGCTATAAATAAATCAGGGTATCCTGAATGCGACTGCAATACTTTTTGTCTCCTTGCCATACCTATTGACATAGGCATTCCTGCTCCAAAATCAGTCCTGAAAATTGCCTCAGGGTACTTAGTTCTTATGAAGTTACAAACTTTTGTATGCAGGTCTTTTTCTAACATACATAAAATTACTACTTTAATTCATACAAAAAATTATTTTTAAAACTTTTTTTAAAATTCATGTTCTTTGAATGACATACTATCTCCTATAAATTTAAACGGTAGTGTTTTAAGTGAGCCATGTCTGTTCTTACCAATTTTAACTACACAAATACCATCACTAGGATATGTGCTGCCTCGTATTTCAATCTCCTTGATATTATAAGTCTCCGGTCTCATCAAGAATATTACACTATCAGCATCTTGTTCAATACTACCACTCTCCCGAAGGTCTGACAATTGAGGTAGCTTATCATTCCTTGATTCAACTGCTCTACTTAGCTGAGACAAAGCTAATACAGGGATATTTAATTCCTTGGCTATAATCTTACAACCTCTACTTATCTCCGAAATTTCGGTCTCTCTTGTGCCTTTGCGGTCAACTCCTGACATTAGCTGTAAGTAGTCAATACAAAGAAACTTAATACCATACTTCCGTTTCATAATTGTAGCCTTGCTTCGCAGGTCTCTAATATTTAAGCTAGGGGAATCATCAATATACAAAGGAAATTTCTCCATTCTTGCTTCTGATTTCATCAATCTGACTACCTCCTCCTCAACTAAATGATTATGTCTTAACTTACTGTGAGCAATACCACTATCTAAACTAAGCAATCGGTTAACTAGCTGTTCTCCACTCATTTCTAAGCTAAAAATACCAACCGGTATCTTCTGTTTGAGTACATTAATTATAGTATTAAGCATGAAAGCCGTCTTACCTTGTGCAGGTCTTGCTGCTAATATTATAAGGTCAGGTGCTACCCAACCACTAATTAATGCATTTAAACTATTGTATCCTGTATTGATACCGATTTGTCCATCTGCTGTACTTTTATCTCGCTGTTTTGCTAGTTCAAACAAGTAGTGAACCATGTTTTTCTCCGTATTTCTAAATACATTCTCTTGTGCATTTAAAATATTACTACTAGCCTTGTTAAGAATAGCATCAGCATCTTGTCCTGTGTAACTATCCATTACTAATTGCTGTCCAATAGTTATGCCCTGCCTCTGTAAATAATAGGATTGCAGAATCTTAATCCAATCCGGCAAGTGTGCTGAACTTACTACTCCATTAGTCATTTTAACTAATTCATAAGCACCACCTACTAAATCCATTAAGTCATTCTTAGTCAGATAGTTATTTACTGTTACTAAATCAATTGCAGAACTATTATCATACAAATACTGAATAGCCTTGAAAATAGTATTGTGCGGAGTCTGATAAAAAAAGTCAGCACTTAGCTTATTAATACTATCATGTACACAACTTTGTTCAATCAATAGAATGCCAATAACACAGGTTTCTACTTCTTTGGAGTGTGGAGGTACTTTGGCATAAAAGACATCCTCCTTTGGCTTTATTTGCTTCATATTACTAATTTTTTAATCGTTACTTCCCTATTCTCTTTGTTATTATATACTTTGTTATTACTTTCCGGATTTTTAGGGGGAGGGGTATCCGGATTTTTCCGGAGAGGTATCCGGTTAAATAGGGGGAGGGTCTTAATCTTTATCTGTCTTTTTTCTATTTGCTGTGTCTTCTTGTTTCTAATCAAATCTCTTACAATAATGCCCTTTGTTTCCAAAATCGTAATGTTATCTGATATAGTTTTAGCCGTAAGATTGAGACAAGTACCCAAGTACTGATTACTTGCATAGCAATAACCTTTGTGATTTGACAAGTTTGATATTAAAGCAATCAACAACTTCTGAGTGCTACTAAGTGATTTGTCTAACAGAATCTCTGCCGGGATTACAGCATACCAATTATGCTGCACATTTTCATTTGTCATATATCAAGGTTAAAAAAGGAGAGCATCATACTCTCCTTTAAGGTTAATTAAGTTCAATCAATCTCTTTCTTTTAGAATAGCTGAGTTTTATGTAGTCAGCCTCCTCTAACTTTGACAGCCAATTGGATATACTTACACTTGTTACATTGAACTGAACCGCTAACTGCTCATTAGTTGCTTCAATCTTTTTCTTCTCTGCAATATATACGAACAGAATCTTTGCCGAACTAGGAATCTGCGTGTCGTAAAATATTTTTTCTTTGCTACTAATCATCTTACTTGTTTATTTGGTTATAAATTTTAACTGAATCTTTAAAATTAAGCACTGAGAATTTTCCGTACTTCATTTTCCTTCCGAACTTGTTGGTGTGCTGTACATTATCACACAATACAACTACTCCTTTGTTTCTTAACTGACTAATCTTAGATGTGGGGTTCAAAACTCCATGCTTGATTATGTCTAGACTTGTTCTGTCTTGTTCTAGCAACAGGTACAATACCTCAGCTATTTGATTTTTTGGCTGTTTCATTTTTTACGATTGTTTTAATTAGAAAATACAATTCCAACGATAAGTAAACGACTATAAAGATAGGTATGCTGATTAAAAAAAAACGCATACATTCAAAAATTATTTTCATCTCTTGATTGTTTTAACTCTGTGAATACTGTGTAATATTGTGGTGTGGTCTCGTTTCAAATACCTTCCAATTTCAGACAGTCCAAAACCTTCTTTGTAGGCATCTACACAAAACCGGTTACGCAAGGTAAGCACTTCAACCTTTCTAGACCTTAGTGCTACCTCGCTGTAACTTGTTTCGTTTTCTTCTAACCATCTACTTGCCCATTTCTTAATAGATTCTGTACTTTTCTTCTTTTGTATAAGTACTTCTTTGGTATTTTCAACTACTTTTATAACCTCTCTCTCCAATATCAAACCATCCATAACTGCTTCTATTCTTTTCAATGTGTAATCATTGCAGTTAGTGTACAACTGAATGTATTTGAGTATCGTTTTTACTTTCTCCATTTGCTTAATAATAAATCATGTGTATTGGTTATAAACTTAGCTGATGCATCCAACCTATCAACTAATAACTGCATATCTTCTAGGTTTGCAGGGATTCGTAGTATAAACATTTTCAATCCATCAGGCATATCTTTGCAGTAACTAACAAAATCACAGAATGCTCTGTCTGATACAAGCATATCTGATTGACATTGCCAATAGTACTCACGATACTTCTTCTTAAAATAGTCTACATCATCTACTAATCCATAGTTAATATGGTTTACATAATTCCATGGGCATTTAACTTGAATGATTCCATCATCATTTACAAAGCCATCAGGTGTGCCACCATATAAGCCTTTTATCATTTCAATGAATCCTGCCTCTCCAACTACATTGCCGGTTAACTCAGCATAGTAATTAAGTGCTTCTCCTTCTAATTCAAGTCCATGTGTAGTTGCATCACTCTTATAGTCTCGCTGTACTCCGGATAGCCTTTCAGCTAACTTTGACATCAAGTAATCTTTTGTAGTGGATGACAACTCTCCTTCCTTTTTCGTTTTAGGTTCTACTATCAAATTCCATATAGTACTGCTAGTAATTTTGCCTAACCTAGCATTAAACCATTCTTGACTATACTGCTCTATCATTTAATAAAATTTCAATTGTTGCTAAATCTTTTTCTCTAAATACAAAATGCTTTGCAGCCTTATCAAATACATCTTCTTCTCCTGCATTGAATCTAGCTACTAGCTTTAACATTGTTACATCATTGATGTATGCTGTCTTATCCTCAGGTTCTTGATTTTTAACAACCTTTGAAATATTTGCTCTCTCCTTTACAACTTGTGTACCGGCTGCATCTGTGTCTTTGTCAGTAACTAAGCCTAACATACTAGATAGTGCATACCTTCTGTAATATGTAACACCTGAGCCAAATGCTTGGTAGTCATTCATATTACCTAACGATACTTGTGGAATAGGAGTCAATGCTTTCATACATTCTTCACTAGGCAAATGGTACAATATAGTTTCAATGCAACCATTAACTAATGGCTGTGCTACTACAAGACCATGCTTGTGCAACAATGGATTAATCACACTGTAAATCTTAGGCAAATCTGCATAAGTGTACTTGTGTCCTTGCGTATCCTTGTGGATTATTGGGCATTCCAACTGAAATGCTGACAATGCTGTCATTAAGTTTTTCATTATGCCATTGGGGTTAAGGTTACAAAAACATGGTCTAAGCTAGATTCAACATAGCCTTGGTCAGACAACTTAAACACAAAGCCTAATGCTTTCATTTTATTTAGCAAAGTCTCTGTCAATCTACCTTGCAACCTTAGTTCATAATGGTACAATGTGATTGTGTAAAAATCATTCATATCTATGTTAAGCATAGACAACTTTTCATACTGTTCTTTCATTTTACTTGATTTGGTTTAAAAAATTATCAACTGATATTCTAATAATAGTAGCAATCTTTTCGTTACTTACATAGTTCATAAGATAGTCAACTATACTTACTGCATAAGTCTCACAACAAGTATTACCATCTTCATCTTCTACATAATAGTCTAACAAAACTTTTGCCTCTGTGCATTCCTCAATATTATTGCTGTGCAATAAATCTAGGAACTGCTCGGTAGTAAACAACATTGCAAAGTTGTAACCAATCTTACTGTAACCTGTTACAGCAAAACTTACAATAGGCTCGGTATCAAGCACTAAAATAGTGCCTGATACTCCACCTTCTAAATTAAACGGTGTCTTCATTGATTACTTCGGTTTTAAGGGTTTCTACAATTGGTTTGATTGCTTCCTCCTCTACCTCTAACACTTCTATAATCTTTTTGGTTGGAGGTTCATACTTTGCTTTGAGAATTTCCCACTTAGCAAGTGCATCCTCGTATGTGCGGCATAATTGCACATATCTACCATCTACCTTAATCCAATAGGTTACTTCTGTTTCTTCTTTGTAGCTATTCCATTTAGCTTCTCTTTCTAATTCAAATTTCATATTGATTTGTTTTAACGGTTACTAATTAAATGAACTTACTAAGTCAAATACTCGGTTGTCAATCTGTGATGCTGTGCCGACATACTTACTCTCTTGTCTAGCATTTTCACGATTAGGTACAGGGATTCTGTGCGTTGTGTAATTGGTTACACCACTAAACAAACCCCATAGAGTCTCGCCCTTCTGATTAACTTCCTTAGAAATTGATGACAACAACTCCTCAGAACGATTGATATTATAGGTGCTAAAATTTTTCTCAGCCTCGTTCCTTGTTTGCATGATGTCAACTCCTGTAATTTCTTTGACAACCTTGGTAATCTGATGCTGCTGCAATGGAGTCTCAGACAATCTAACAAATGTGTTAAAAATTGACTGCTCTTGCATAATAGCTGCACCAATCTCAGTCAAATACATATCCACCTTGTCTTGTAGCCTAGTAGTGTGCCTTGCACTATTACCTAGCTGCTTGGATACTGCATTGAAAACATTTTGACAACAGATAGTCTTGTTTGTGCTACCCCATTTTAGAGACATACTCCCATCATGAGAATTTAGTCCGGTAGTGTAGCCTACAACCTTGGTTCTGTTCTTACCAATGTCCTTCAATTCATTGCCTGAAATTAGCTGAACGAATGTTTTAGCACCGCCTTTAAAGTAACCGCCATCATGTATCTGATAGCCACCTTTGTCAGCAATTCTAATTAGTAACTCAGCCATCTCGCTGTTCTGATAAGGACTGTAACTGTCCTTACAAGTTTGAAACACTTGCTTGTTATCATCTCTGACAACAGCTTTGTAACTTGTTTCTGTGCCATCTGCTAAATACAGAGGCTGTTTGCTAACTGTCCATCTAAGGTCAAATTGGTCTAGCAAACTTGCTACTCTCTCGGAGTTAGCTGCATCTTGCAATTTCAATCCTGAAAATGCATTGTCAATTAAACTTTGGATTGCATCCATGGTAGTACGCAGGTTATAGAGACTGCTCCTCTTTTGATTTGATTTGGTAATGCGAATGTACGAAACTTATTTTAAAATACAAAATAAATTTTAAAAAATATTTTAAAGTTCTTTGACTTTCTTGTCAATAAATTCATTGAATGTATCAATGTCAAACTTATTGCCGAATTCATAGAAAAACTCTACAAAAGTGTGATAGCTAGAACATTCTTCTTTTTTAATGCCTAACTCATAGCATTGACTAACAATTGCGTTAGCTGCCCATACATAATGTTTCTTTGTCATGTTACTTCTTTTTAAATTTTGTGAAATCAATATCGTTACCTTTATACATACTGTCTTTTTCAAATCTAGAACCTACTCTCATTGCCCTACACCAATCATTGTAAGCCATCTCCTTGGCAGGAAAAACTGACTTTGATATATTTAGTCCAACGGGAGGTTCGTGCCTTAAAACAGGCTTATTTTGCTTTGTCATAAATTTTCAATTAAAGAGGTTAAAACTAGGGCAACTATTACAATTATCAACGAGACAATTGGGTGGTCGCTATCATCTTCATACTGTTTTTGTCTTGGGTCTTTTTTCATGTCTTTTTTTTTATGAATGTTTCATGCCTCGGCAGATGCCATAGCCATCTCGCTGTGCAAGTTTATTTAATCTTTGTGCTACCTCCATAGGTAAAACTTGAATTGTGTTGCCGGTCTTGTGGTTTGTAATAGGAACTCCACCTACTCGCTGTACACTGCTACAATTAACACAAGTCTTGTAGCCATACTTTGTAAGCCTTAACTCAGGCATTGCAGAACCACATTTTGTACAATTAACCATTTCCTAAAATTTTGATTGTTTAGCATATCTTTTGTATTCAAGGTTGCATGAATCCCAACCTGCTAACCAAGCCTCATACAAATTGCTGATGTCCTCAATGTCAGGAGTCTCAACAACCATATCCCATAATTTTTTGTCTTGAACAGGTATCCTGTCTAACTTGTTTAACTTAGCAATGAATCCAAGATTTTGTGCTGTGTCTAATTTTTCTAGCATAATCGTGTGTTTTATTGGTTTGTAATATTGTCTTATAAAGATACGAAGTGTATTTGAATAAATAAAGTTTTTTTTAAAATATTTTTTAAATTATTTTTTAGTTCTGTATACAGGGCATAAAAAAAGCACCTTTCAGTGCTTCTTAATCTTCATCATCATCATCCTCCTGCAAGTGGAGTATTTCATCCCTTATCTGTGCATAGCCTCCTCGTATATACACCGAGGATTGGTCATTAAAAACCATTATCTGTATGTCAGGTAACAACTCTTGTACATAATATATTTCATCTAGCCTTATCATCCTTCTAGCAAATTCATGCTTGATGTCAAAGCCTAATTCCTGCCAATCAATAGTATTGCCTCGCAACATTACTTCTATTTCTAGCCACATATTAAGTCGGGTATATTCTTGTCTTAATTTCAGTTTCTCTCTTTTTCCCATTATAACTTCTACACGCATCTAATTCAACCCAATAACCTCCGATTTCAGAAGGACTAAAACCCTTCTCTACTGACCAACCACCTTCTTTGTACTCCTGTTTCCAACAGCCTGTTCTGATGTGATGCACTTTCTCCAATTTAACCTCGTAACCATTCCTGTCAAACAATCTTTCAACTGTGCTATGCATACAATACTGTGTATGTGTATGTCCTAACCATATCAAATCTGCTCCATCTACATAGGTACTCATTCTGTTATGCTCAATAACTCCTTTTGTAACCCTAGCATTACCACCTGAACCATGATGCAATTTAATTTTATATACAGTTCTACCTGTACCACCATCTGTTGACATATTTATAATTACCCAACTTTGATAGCCGGTATGCTCTACTTTGCTTCCTGCCTCTTTTCTTAAAACATAACATAGCCTATCAAGTGGATTAGTTTCATAGTTCTTAGTAATTGCTGTTTCATGATTTCCGTCAGCCATTATTGCTATGTTCTTAGCATAAGGCTTTAAAAATTCATAAGCATCTTGGATTACTAGGTCAAAATAGTTATCTCCTAAATACTCCTTTCTTAAATTACTTTTGCTACCTCTTTTATCATTTCTGCTTTGCATCATGTCAAAAAAGTCTCCGTTAAACATGATTATAGCATTCTTCTTGACTGCCATGTCCAAAGACTCCTTTAACAACTTTCTTTCACAGTATGCACTATCAAAATGCACATCTGAAATTAACAACATTGTAGTGTGTTTCGTGTCAATGCTTATCTTGGTTAAAGACTTAGCAGGTTTTGTTATTACCATAATCGTTTTGCTTGTATGAAGGCAATTATGAATGTAGCTAAAACAATTACAAACATGATACCTAACACTATATTTCTAAATTTTATCAAAGACTCGTTACTTTTCTTCAATTCATCTATTTCTTTTAGATGCTCATGCACACTTTTATTAAGGTTGTATATAATATTGTCCTTAATAGCTAACTTAGCTGTGTTTTCTTGATATACAATCTTCTCCTTTGTCTTTGTTACTTGTGGCACTCTAACAGGTGGGCAAATTGTATCTTTATAAACTACTTCTCCTTTCAAATAAAACGGAACTCTAATACTATCTCCTTTAATATACTGATAGGTAGTATCAACTCTTTCAATAATAACTGTGCTATCTTTAATAGGAAACTTATCAGCACATACTTGTGCCAATTTCTTTTCACTCATACAACTTGTAAAAGCGAATACAATCAATACCTTTATTAGCCTATTAATTTTGTCTAAAATGGTATCGGGGGAAAACACGAGCATCAGTCCAACTGCTATACCAATAATAGCATCCGACCATAGTATCTCCTTGACAAACACACTTGTTATAGAAGCTACTATAATTATCAATCCTAGACTTGTTGTTTTCCATTGCTTGTAGTAATTCAGTTTCATATTAATACATAGTTGTTTTTGTCTACCTTACCACTATTATACATATTCAAAAGGTTTCTAGTGCTGTATCCAAATGTCTTTTCAAAGTGCGGAGCATCTTTAAACTTCCAATCTCCACCCCAAGTCCAACCATATTGCTTAAAAATTGCTACAACTTCCATCCAATCAGACTTACCATCTCCATCAAAATCCATCTTAGTATCCCATATAGCCTTCTTATTGTCTATCAAAACAATATCAATAGCCAAACCATAGTTATGAGGACTCAAACCGGCTTTTGCCATTGAAACAATAGGTCCTTTTGTCGTTCTACCTTGTGCATAGATAGCATCTTGCTCTGCAAATGTTCTTAGTGTATGAGTAAACCTGCAAAATGCTTTGCCTGTTAATGCTGCACTAATCTCAAAGTATATATCCTTTGCTTCTTCTCTCAATTTAGGATGCAGAATCGCTATCCTCTCTATTGTCTTGTCGTCTATCATAACTCTGCTTTTCGTTTTTAATTTTATATACGAGGTATATAATGGACAATATTGATATAATCCATGTAAATACGACATTTACTAACTCTACACCCATAAGCTGCATTCCATTAAACAGTATTGCTCCTAGTGTTGACGGCACTCCAATCTCATCTTTTGATAACATATTCATATAAGTTCTATTAATTAGGGAATTGACATAAATTCAAAGGCTGAGGGTCAATAATCTCAATGTCAATGCTTACACCGGCAGTGAAATCATCAAATCTCTCCTCAAAAAAATCTATATTAGCTTGTTGATTGGTATTGAACGAATAGGTATTATCTAACTTTAACTTAGACAAAACATCTAATGCTACTAACAATTGGTCTGACTGAATTTGTAAGTTATTACTCTTATCCTCAGTCAATAAATCCGCAAATAATAAAACAAGTCTGTACCTCATAACACCGGCACTAAATGTAGACGGCTTCACAACAGTCCACATTACAGGATATTCAATTTCGCCTCCATTATCTACATAATCATAGATGTCTCCTTCTCCGAAGGTTCTTATCATTGTATGGCTTACCTGAATTGCCTTTAATTTGCTTATTAGGTTGCTTAGTGTCATCTTGTTTTTTTAAATATTCTTTTAGTTTCTTTTCATTTTTACTGTAAGCCATACTAGAATGGTTTTTTGTATCTGTTTCCTTGGTATCTCTCTGAATAAGGTCTATGGTCTTCGTAATCTCCCCTGCCTAAATTGATTGCAACCTTGTATTGGTTTGCAACAGGCTGTATAGTCGTAACATCACTGCCGGGATTCAAGTATTCAGGGTACAAAGTGCTATTTGCACACAAGTAATTGATACTTCTTTCCGCATACCATTCTGCATAACCTTTATAATACTGACTTATGCTCTGCAACTCTGCAAATGAAGGTTCTTGTATATTCTCACTTGTCCTTTTTACTACTCCTTTGTTTACAAACTTGTACTGCATAGCCATTGGCAATTCTCCTAAAACATAATTGAATAGGGTATCAGTTAAGTAATCATCCAAAAATGTCTTGTAAACTGCGTTGCCTACATTCGTAATCGTACCTGCACTAATCAATGCTAGTATCTTATCGTACAAAGCAGTACCACATATCGGGTGGATATATCTATCCTGAGTCATTTTGATAACTTGCGTAACATTTTTTAAGTCAATGTTATTACTTGCTACCGTAAAGTCCTTAAAAGACTGCTCTGAAATCATTAAAATATTCGCACTCATCTTGATGTTTTTTCAATTACTACATTTCTTCTCCATTCATGACGGCAATATGGAGTATTTCTGCCTGTTTTAGGGTTGTGATACCAACCTCCACACAATAAAAACACTGAATAACCTAGCTGATTGCTAATATTCTGTATCTCCTCTCGTGTAAAATACAATCCACTTCCGTATAATCTTTGACATAGCGGTCTGCTTTGTCCTTTTAATGCCGGAATACCGGGTCTTTCTTCGTATGAATACAACACCTTGTACGAGGTAATCGGAGTCAACTTTCTGATAGCCGTTTCTCCAATCTTCGTAAGACTTCTTGTAATCAATCCTTCTTTATTAATTTTCTCCTTAATAACATTATCATCAATCAAAGTATTCAATCTATCCGTTACAATAGCCTTGCTAACACCTACTTTCTGTGCAATATCTTCTACTGTTGCAACAGGATTAGCCTTAATTACTCCTAAGATGTTCTCCTGAACTTCATTTAGTATATAATCAACGAATAATTCTTCCTTGATAAACTCATCCATGCTATTAAACATCAGTTTATCTTCTTGAACTACTTTAAAAAACTCTTTTGGAACTCCCTTACCTTCAAAATGAGCCAATATATCT